AGCGCACCAGTCCAAGCCCTGACGCCCTCCGCTCAGGCCACCACCGGCATGTCTCTGCCCGATGCCCTGCGGCACGCCGCGCGCATCACCGCCGAAATTCAAGCCCTGCTGGTCAATCAGTTCATGGCCGGTAACGACAACTGGAAAAAAGACAAGTGGATGGTCTATTTTCTGGACGACATCGAGCGCCCGGTTCCGATGCTCGAACCCATCCAGAACAACGAGTTCACGATGTCGTTCCCGCAGCTCATCAAGCACCTCAAAGAGGACAACGCATGGATCAGCACCAGCCATCTGGCGAATCTGGTGATCGCTGGCAGCCAGGCACTTGCCGACCGCACGCTGCAACCGGCGAATCAGTTGGCGGTGACTGGATGAATGCCGTGCCCGTGCCTTCACTGCGCCCGGACCCGAGGTGCGCATGACTGACAAGGCAATTTTCCGTCTCGTGCATGACGAGGCCCGACGCCGTGCGCATGAGGCTGTGACGCACGCACCCGATGGCTACATCACGACGGTGCAGGAGCCAAGCCGGACGCTGGAGCAAAACGCGGCCCAGTGGCCCTATCTCGAAGGGTTCGCGAAGCAAAAACAGCTTTGCATCAATGGCGCCATGGTTTGGGCAACATCCATCGACTGGAAGGATGTCTTGACCGGCGTCTACAGCGGCGAAACCAGAATGGCCGCGTTTGATGGCAAGGTGATCATGCTGCCGCAGCGCACCAGAGCCATGGGCAAAAAGGTTTTCAGCGACTGGCTGGAATTCCTGATTGCGATGGCGGCTCAGTCGGACGTGGTGCCCGTCTACAAGTCGGCGCGGCCGGTTGAATTGGACACCGCATGACTCCGTTTCCCGTCAAACCCCGTCCGTGCCAGCACTGCGCCAAGCCATTCGTGCCAGCGCGCCCATTGCAGCGCGTGTGCTCGTCACGGTGCGCAGTGGGGCAGGGCAAGGCCGACAAGGCGGCAGATCGCGCAAAAGTCAAAACGTGGAGGTCTGAAAACCAGACCATCCCGAAACTGCTGGCGCTGGCTCAAACCGCATTCAACAGATTTATCCGCGCCCGCGACGCCGGCAAACCCTGCATTTGTTGCGGTCGACCATTCGAACTCAACAAACCGGGTGGTTCCGTCGATGCTGGCCATTGGCTGTCGCGCGGTGGCTCGCCGCAACTTCGGTTTGATGAATCGAACTGTTTCGCACAGCGCAAGAACTGCAACCGGCCAGGCGGCGCGGAGCGCGTGGCTTTCCGGACGGGCGTGCTGGCCCGAATCGGTAAAGCAGAGGTGGCGCGGCTGGAGGGGCCTCACCCGATTCACAAGTGGACAAAAGACGAATTGCGCGCGCTGATTGAGAAATACACAGCGCTCACAAAAGAATTGAAGCAGGGGACAGCATGAACCGGACCGCAACTCAGATCGCAGCAGCTGAAAAGGCCTTCGGTGAAAAGCTCAAGAGGGCGATTGGGGCCTTGATGGCCGTAGGAGCCACTCCGACACGGCACACGATCGCTGAAGAGTCAGGGGTGCGGTTGTCCGCGATCGACTACCACCTTAAAAAGCTGCGTGACCTAGGTGAAATCCACTCCCCCACGAAGTCGGTCTGGAACCTGTCCATCCGCGACGACCAAGACCGGGCTGTGTCGGGCACGTTCCTGCCAAGCGGCGGGTACAAACTGGAGATCGGGGAGGTCTGCATTGACCTGAGCATGCGCGAGGCCCGCCTGGTCGCGATGGTCACTGGCGGGGTGGCGCTGGCATTCGGCAAGTAGGCTTGCCCCTGCGCCCCGGCGGGCTTCAGACCTTCGGCCAGCGTAGATCGGTAGCTGCCGCTACTATTTATCCACCGGGTGTCTCCTCCCTGTGCCCGGTGTTCGCCCCGGCGAATTTCAGCCCGCCTTGAGCGGGTTTTTTTTTGGCAACAGCCAAGTTGTGCAGGGGTGCGTGCGAGCCCTTGTCATACACGGGTATAGCCTACAGTTACCAACAGATTTTCATAGCATTTGCACCTAAACTCGAACCATGGCATTTTTATACTCAGTGATTGCGCTTGCAGGCGACAAAGCCGCACTTGGCAAGGCCATTACCGGGACGCTTACCGAGGGTGACTACTTCGCGTTGGCCGGCGGCGCCGGCTGGCTTGTATCCTTTCAAGGAACAACCCAAGAGCTTTCGGACAAGTTGACCATCACAGGGCAAGCGCCTGGCGTTAAGAGCGAAATCGGCTCGGTTCTGTTGACCTCTATCGGCACTTACTATGGGCGAGGCCCTGCCGACATGTGGGAATGGCTCAAGACCCGCATGGAAGCCTCCACGTAATGGTTCGCAAGGCACCGATGCCACCCGAACAGGACGCGGTGGCATCCATTCCGGAAACAACACCGTCGCCGGGTTTTGGCGCAAGAGAACACAGCTTTACGCTTCAAGCGATCATGGAGCTACAGAAATCCATGGGTGAATTGAATGCAACCGTCAATGGGATGAAGTCAACGCTTGATAGCGTCAAAATCAAGGTTGACGGCTTGGTCGCTTGGAAGCACGCAATCGTAGGCGGAGCGATAACGCTTGGCGTCGTGGTTACCGTGCTGGTCTTTTTGCTTAGCAGGGCGTCCGATTTCGTGACATTCAAAACACCCCCGGTGGCGCCTGCTGCCGTAGCACCAGTGCCAACACCCGCCCCGACTGCTGCAGCGCCAACCCCTAAGTAGCCCTACCCCACCTCCGCACAACCCGCTTCGGCGGTTTTTTTTTGGGCAACAGCCGACGATCAAAAATCCGTCAGCGCATCCAGCGTCACAGTCATCACCGCCGCCAGCTTTTTGAGGGTGGCTGTCGACCCCTCCCGCTTGCGCCCCTCGATCTGACTGACGAACGGCTTGCTTACCCCCGCCGCCTGCGCAAGGGCGTCTTGGGTAAGCCCTCGATGCTCGCGCCAGGCTTTTACCGGGTGGACGCCTTCGGCCAAGGCGTGAGCCACGTCCGACGGGTATCGCACACCATCGTCATTGACAACGGCCTTATCGAACGCGGTCACGTCTTCAGCGTCTTCCACCTTGTCGCGCACGCGCTCCCAGAGCGCAGCCGGCAGCACGTAGAACGCTGGCTTGCCGTTCTTCTCGATGACTTGAACTTCACTCATTTGTAGACTCCACCGCGTGCGCCGATGTGCAACACGAAAACCACCAGCCGCCCGGCTTCCAGCGTGTAAATCACGCGCCAGTCACCAACCCTGAGCCGATAGCCGTCACGGCCCATCAGCTTTTTGACATTGGCTGCGCCTACAGGGTCAGCCGCCAACGCATCAATCTTCGACTTCACCAGTTCCCGCGTATTGCGCGGCATGGAAGCCAGTGCTTTGATGGCTTCTTTTGTGTATTCGACCGAATGCATAGGTAATGTTAGCATATTGCTAACAATCCAGCAAAGTTATTCTGTGGCGCGGCACATCCCGACGCCCAACACCCCCGTAGCGTTAACACTTTCCCCGTGTATTGCGGACCATGCTGCGCATGACCGACCACACACACCGCGCAAACGCCCAGCATGAAAGCGGGAACGCTTGATGGCGCGCCGCTCTGACATCGACTGGGACGCCATCGAGCGCGAGTACCGCATGGGCGTAAAAACCAACCGCCAGCTGGCGACCGACCACGGCGTTCAGGCCAGCAGCATCGGTCGACGCGCGGAGAAAAATGACTGGACGCAGGACAAGTCTGCCGAGGTCCGTCTGCGCGCGGGCAACATGCTGGTGCGCGCAACGGCGAATGCAACAAAGAATGCAACGGGAAATGCAACGCCGAGTGCAATTGAGATCAAAGCGGCTGCGACGGTCCTGACCGACACCGTCCTGAACCACCGCGTCGGTCTGGCCCGGCTGACCCGCATCAGTGCCGCAATGCTCAATGAGATTGAGGCGCAAACCTCTGCGCTCGACATGCTCGCGGAGATCATCGAGATAGCGCGAAACCCCGACGAAAACGGGCAAGATAAACGCAACGACCTATTGCAACGAGTGATTGCATTACCCAGCCGCGTTGACTCACTGAAGAAGCTGACCGAGATTGACGAGAAGATTCGCAAGGGCGAGCGCGAGGCATTCAGCATCACATCCGAGCCGGGCGGCGAAGTCAATGCGGTTGCATCGCTACTTTCGACAATGGGCCGCTCCAGTCTGCCTGTCACGGCCGAAGGCGCCTGATGGCACCGAACAATTGGCCGGCCGCTGCGGACGGCACCTACCCGCTGCCAACCAATGCGGCCGAGCTGGCGCGCTTCCTGTCGGACCCGATGGCACGCATCTGCAGCGGCCATCTCTATCGGATCATGGTCAAGACCGCCGCTGGCGAGGATGGTGGCGTTGTGCCATTCGTTCCCAATCGCGCACAGCGCAAGTTGATCGGGCGCCTGTTCTACAAGAACATCATCCTGAAGGCGCGGCAGTTGGGGTTCACTACCTTGGTTGCCATCATGTGGCTGGACCATGCGTTATTCAATGCTGACCAGCGGTGCGGCATCATTGCGCAGGACCGCGAGGCCGCCGAGGCGATCTTTCGTGACAAGGTGAAGTTGGCATACGACCGGTTGCCGGAGGAAATCAAAGCCGCACTGCCTCTTGCGCGCGACAGTGCAAGCGAGCTGCTGTTCAGCAACAACTCCAGCATCCGGGTCGCAACCTCGATGCGTTCGGGGACGATCCACCGCCTGCATATCAGCGAGTTCGGGAAAATTTGCGCGAAGTTTCCCGATAAGGCGCGCGAGGTCGTCACCGGCTCACTGCCAGCGGTTCCACTGGATGGCATCGCCATCATCGAATCGACCGCTGAAGGTCAGGACGGCGACTTCTTCAAGATGACGCAGCGCGCCATGGCACAGCAGGATCAAGGCTCTGCGCTGACGCCAATGGATTACCGCTTCCACTTTTTCCCGTGGTGGCAAGAGCCCGGCTACCGCATCAACAACGCGGCGTTGGCTACATCCGAGCAGGACCGCGACTACTTTGACCGCATCGAGACGACGATGCAGACGACCATCGACTCTGAACAGCGCAATTGGTATCTCGCCACGCGCGCGTCAGTGTTTTCGGACGACGACTCGATGATGCGGCAGGAGTACCCGAGCACGCCTATCGAACCGTTCCAAGTGTCGACCGAAGGGCATTACTACGCCAAGGACTTCAGCACCCTTCGGCGCCGTGGCGGTATCTGCCGCGTGCCCGTGCTCGACGCGCCCGTGAACACGTTCTGGGACATTGGCAATTCGGATGGCTGCGCGATCTGGTTCCACCAGCAAACCGGCATGGAGGATCGTTTCATTGGCTACTACGAGGCGCACAACGAATCGTTGAAGCATTACATGAAGGCACTCAGGGACACCGGCTACCTGTTCAACAAGCATTTCCTGCCCCACGACGCGGCCCACAAGCGCTTGAGCGACACAAACAACTCGACGCAGGAAATGCTGGCCGCGCTTGGCCTCGTGAACACGGTCATCGTCCCCATCATCACGGACCTGACAGCCGGCATTCAGATGACGCGTAAGCACCTTGCGAGCGTCTATTTCGACGAGTCCGGGTGTAAAGAAGGGCTGGCCCGCCTCGAAGGCTACAAAAAGCGATGGAACCGCACAGACGGCCGCTATTCGGACACACCCGACAAGGCCAACGGCTGTAGCGAGGGCGCCGATGCCTTCAGGCAGTACGCGCAGGCCAAAGAAGGCAACTTGATAACCATGGTCGGGCGGAACGGGAATGCCGCCTACCGTCCACCCCCTGACTGGCGCATGTGACCCAATGAACGACTACGACGACACCACACCAGCAGACGACGACAGCGCAGAGGGCAACGGCGAGGCGGGTATGAGCCTGACCACCTTCACCCGTTACTTCCGTGAGATCCATGACCAGCCACCCTGGCGCAAAGCCGCCGACCGGGAAATGGAGTACGTCGACGGCAACCAGCTCGACAGCGAAATCCTGCGCAAGCAGCGCGCCATCGGCCTGCCGCCCGCGATTGAGCCGCTGATCGGGCCAGCGATTGATACCGTGCTGGGCCTGGAGGCCAAGACCCGGACCGACTGGCGCGTCATTGCCGACACCGACAAGTCGGGCGAAGACGTGGCGTTGGCGCTGAATCAGAAGCTGAACCAGGCCGAGCGACACAGCAAGGCCGATCAGGCCTGCAGCGATGCGTTCAAGTCGCAGCTCTGCGTCGGCATCGGCTGGGTTGAAGTGTCGCGCGATGAAGACCCGTTCCGCTATCCGTACCGCTGCACAGGTATCCATCGCAATGAAATCTGGTGGGACTTCCTGAGCAAATCCCCGGACCTGAGCGATGCCCGTTACCTGATTCGCCGGCGCTGGGTTGACAACCAACAAGTGATGCTCAAGTACCCGGACCAGAAAGACCTGATCAACCAAGCCTGCGGCCGGTGGACCATGTTTGACGGTGCGTCTGACGGTGCCACATCGACCGACCTGGCCATGTCGTTCGATCAAGAGCGCGGATGGAGCGTTGAGGACCAGGAGTGGCGCAACATCGAGAGCCAACGGGTCTGTCTGTTCGAGGTCTGGTACCGCATCTGGGTGTCGGTGCTGGTGCTGAAGACACCGGACGGGCGTGTCGTCGAGTACGACGCAGCCAACCCGATGCACACCGCGATGGTGGCCAGCGGGGCGATCAAGGCGCAGCGCGCCACCGTCGGCAAGATGCGCATGGCGATGTGGATGGGTCCGCACAAGCTCAGTGATGAGGCATCGCCGTACCGGCATGGCATGTTCCCCTATGCGCCGTTCTGGGGCAAGCGCGAGGACCGGACGAACGTGCCTTACGGGCTGGTGCGCGGCATGATGTACATGCAAGACAACGTCAACGCGACGCAGTCGAAGATTCGCTGGGGACTGAGTGCAGTTCGGACCACGCGGACCGATGGCGCTGTGGTCGGGACGGATGAACAGTTCCGCGGCAACGTCAGCCGGATTGATGCAGACATCGTGCTGGACCCGGACGCGATGGCCAAGCCTGGGGCCGTGTTCAAGGTCGAGCGCGACTTCCAGCTCAACGAGCAGCATTACAAGATGCTGAACGACTCACGCATCGGCATCCAGCGCACCAGCGGGATTCAGCCCTCGTTGGGTGGTGCGAGCGGTTCGGCCACGTCGGGCGTGCAAGAAGCGACGCAGGTCGAGCAGGCCACGCAGTCACTGGCCGACATGATGGACAACTTCCGCACCGGCCGCGCAATCGTGGGCGAGCTGTTGATCTCCCTGTTGATCGAGGATGTGATCGGCAAGGCGGAGAGTGTGAAGATCGACGGCAAGGGCTTGCGTGAGGACCGAGACATTGCGCTGAACCGGCCAGAACGCGACGAGGACGGCATGGCCTACCTGAGCAACGACGTGGAGAGAACCAAGCTGAAGGTCGACCTGCAGGAGGTGCCGAGCACTTCGTCATTCCGGGCGCAGCAGCTGGCGGCGATGTCGGAGGCTTTCAAGTCAATGCCGCCGCAGTACCAGTCGATTGCACTGCCGCACCTGTTGAGCCTGATGGACGTGCCGGACAAGGACGAGATCATCAAAGAGGTCCGGGATGCTGGCCAGCAGACGACGCCCGAGCAGGTCAAGCAGCAGATTGATGCCGCTGTGCAGGCTGCATTGCAGAAGTCAGGCGCTGACCTGAAGGCGCGCGAGCTGGACTTGAAATATGCGCCCGAGTTACTGGATGCGCAGGTCCGAAAACTGGTGTCCGAGGCCTTCAAAACCAACGTCGAGGCCCTCTACTCAGCGAACCAGACTGCCGCAAGCCTGGTGATGAACCCGGCCATCGCCCCGGTGGCCGACGAGGTCGCGCGGGTCTCAGGCTACCAGGCACCGAGCCCGGTCGGCATGGACCCGAACCTGCCGATACCGCAAGGCCTGCCGATGCCAGTCGGTGCGCAGACTCTGCCTGGCGTGGTGACCAACACCAGCCCGCAACTGCCGCCGGTTCCGCAAATGCCAGCGGGGCCGGGGCGGGGCATCGAGACCTTGCGCACGAGCGATAACTGAACGCTACACCCCCGTAGCGTTAACGCATTCAGAAAAAAACTCTGAACATTGGTTTTCTCGGGGCAGCGTTTGCGCGCTGTTCTTCACCCTCATGCGGTCACGGCGATATGTGACAGGGAAAACCAGTGGACCAAGAACTGATTGACGCGAGCCAACACAGCGCCGCACCGACCGATTTGGAAATGATGGCTGCCCTGCTGGGTGGCGTCGAGGGCGATACCGACGCGCAAGTGTCGGAAACCGGCGTGCCCGCCGCCGATCCAGTCGAGACGGTGCAGCCTGTTGTGGCCGCAACGGCAGCGCCCGCAGCACCCGCAGCACCCGACCCGGTGCTGATGGCGAAAGATGGTGTTCACACCATCCCCTACGAGAGGCTGCTGGAAGCCCGTGATTCTGCGAAGCGAAGTGATGCGGCCAACGTGGCCCTGACTGCGGAGATTGAGGCCCTGAAACGGGCACCAGCTCCAACGCCAGCGGCTGCCGTTGCGCCGAGCACGCCAGCACCAGCGACTGCGCTGGATGCTGATGTGTTTGGGGATTATTCGGAGGAAGCGCTCGCCAAGGGCCTTTCCACATTGGTGGATGTCAAGGTTGCTGCCATCAAGGCAGATCTGAAGGCGGAGTTCGCGAGCACGCTTGCACCGATGCAGGCCAAGGTTGCGACCGACGCGGCAGACGCCCACTACCGACCGATCTACACCGCGCACCCCGACGTTGAAAGTGTCGTTCAGAGCGCCGAGATGAAAGCGTTCATTGAAGCCCAACCGTCCTACGCCCGCCCCGCAATCGAGCAGGTGCTGACGCAGGGCAATGCGACACAGGTCATCGAGCTTCTGGACCAGTTCAAGAAGTCCACTGGTCAGCCAGCGGCAGCAGCACCCGTGCTGAATGCCGCGGCAAAAGCTGCATCAATCGTTGCCCAAGTCAAAGCGCCCGCACCCCGGAGCTTGTCGGACATCCCGGCCAGCAACAGTGCGCACCACGACGAAGGCGCGGCGATGCAAGACATGAGCGTGTCCGGGTTGATGTCGATGTTTGACGGCAAAACGCCGGCACAGATCGAAACCCTGATGCGCCGCGCCCTCTGACCTTATTTTGGTAACACACCATGGCACAAACAAATATTGCCCCCGGCTCACTGCAGGCCAACCGCATTCAAAGCGTTGGCCTGTTTGCAGCCAATCAACAGCGCCTGACGATGTTCGGCCGCCTGACCGGCAAGATGCCGAAGCAGGCCGACGCGGAGAGCAATCTGCGCGTGCAGTCGTCCACCGAAATGCCAATCGTGCAGGTGATGGACCTGACGCGCTTGGCCGGTGATGAAGTCACCTTCGACTTAGTGAACCCTATCGGCGGCAAGCCGATCATGGGTGGCCGCCTCGCCGAAGGTCTGGGCGCGAAGATGTCGTTCAGCCAGAACAAGCTGCGCATCAACCAGTCGCGCATGCCGATCTCGGGTGGCGACAAGATGACGCAACAGCGCACGCCAATCCAGATGGGCATGCTGGCACGCACGCAAGCGCGCGGCTACATGACCAAGCTCAGCGACCAGCTGCCGCTGGTGCATCTGGCTGGCGCGCGCGGTTCGCACTTCAACATCGAGTGGTCGATCCCACTCGACAGCGATCCCGACTTCGCCGACATCATGGTCAATCCGATCAAGGCACCTTCTGCCAATCGGCACTACATGTCGATGGGCTCAGGCATCGAGCGCGTGAAAGCAGTCGGCGGCGAAATCGACCTGCAAACCACTGACATCTTCAACATGGATGTGCTGGACGACGTGCGCGGGATGATCGAGAGCATTCCGCTGCCGCCATCGCAGATCAACTTCCCCGGCGATGAGCAGGCGGAAGACTCGCCGCTGCGCGTCATGCTGGTCAGCACCGACCAGTTCACCGCGTTCCAGAAGTCGACGACCTGGCGCACGCTGGTGTCGAACGCTCAGGCGCGCGGTGCCAAGAACCCGATTTTCACGGGCGACGTTGGCCTGTGGAACGGCATCTTGATCGTGCGCATGCCCAAGCCAATCCGGTTCAACTCGGGCGACACCATCCGGTATTGCGCCGACCTGTACTCGGAGACGGAAACCAGCATCCTGGTGCCCGCTGCTTTGGGCGCTGCCGGCATGTGCGTGGACCGTGCGCTGTTGCTGGGTGGCCAGGCTCTGGCGCAGGCCTGGGGCAAGCACAGCACCTCGGGCAATCCGTACTTCTGGTCCGAGAAGTGGCTCGACCACGACGACAAGCTGGAAGTGCTGGCCGGGATGATTCACGGTATTTCCAAGATCCGCTTCGACATGGACTTCGGTACCGGCAGCAGCCCGCAACCGACTGACTTGGGCGTGATCGTCGTGGACACGGTCGTCAAGGTCAGCGCCGGCACTTACTGATTCAGCGGGCCGGGTCACGCCGGCCCCTGACCCGTCCATCCACTTATTCAGGAGGCTCACATGCCAACCATCAATCTCAAGCAGCTTCAAAGCGCGTCCCAGTTCGGCGGCTCGCCCTACGGCAATGACAGCGTGCGTTACTTCACCCAGAAGACGCTGCCCAGCGGGGCACTCGAAGGCGGCGATTCAGCTGCCCCTATCGGTCAGGGCGACAAGGTGCGCCTGGGCATCTTGCGCAAGGGCTACATGCCGCAGGACGCGCTGCTGGCAGTGTCGAACGGCATGTCGAACAACGTCACCGGCTCGATTGGTTTCGAGTACATCGACGGTATCGACGACCTGACCGTACCGCAAAACGCCGGCTACTTCTTCACACCCGGCACCGTGCTGTCGGCACCTGCGCGCATCCGTGCGACCAACAACGCAGCGTTCCCGGTGACGCTGCCGAAGGATGCGTTTGTGATTCTGACCACCGCCGGCGGCGCGAATGCCAAGGCCTCACGCCTGGACTTGGTGGTCTACGGCGTTGATCGCGGCGCGATCTAAGCACGCTGCAAAGGAGAAGGGCGGGCTTCGGCTCGCCCTTTTGTCCATTCAAACTTCAAAGGGCATCGCATGGACAACGCAGCAACGACCACACCGGTCAAGTACATCGGGCGTCACAAGATGCTCACCGATCACCAGCATGGCACCGGCATCTGGGAACAACACCAGGTCAAGCTGATTGAAGACGTGCTGGCCGTGCGCATGCTCCGCCAGACCGATGCCTTTGTGGCGGCCGAGCATGAAGAGTCAGTGAATGCACAGACCCTCCCCCCCGACATCGACAAGGCAGTCGATCCGAAGGTGCTTGACGAGGACCGCATGGAAGAGGCGCGCGAGAGCGTGCGGAACCTGCCCAAGGCGCAGTTGCTGGAGTACGCCCAGACCCACTACGGGCAAAAGCTCGATGCGCGGGCGTCGGTGGACAAGACACGCGCGTCTGTCATCAGCATGATCGACCGCTTCGGCGCGCTTTGACATGACGCTGGAAGATCTCATTGATGCCTGCCGGTCTGACGCGGACGACCGCGCTGATCCTCCGCTGTTCAGCGACGAGGATCTGGCGGGCTGGCTCAACGAAGCCGAAACCGAAGCGGCCATCCGTGCCCGCTTGCTGTTCGATGACAGCTACAGCATCAACGTGGTGCGGGACCAATCGGGCTACCCGTTCAACAAGCTGTTCCTGATTAACCGCGCAGCGCTGTACAACGTCGTTGTTGCCGAGCCTGCGCGGCCATCGGCCTCACGCTTTGAGCGCGTGCTTATCCCGACCACGCGCGAGCAAATCAGCCAGATCAATGTCGATTGGCGCACGTCCAGCGGATGCCCCGAGTACTTCATTCAAGAAGAGACGCGGGTGTTCCTGCCGTGCCTGGTGGACCGTGCCTATCTGTTGAAGCTGGAAGGCTATCGGGTGCCACTGGTGCCGATGAATGCAGACCTCGCCGAGCAGGTGAAACCTGAGATTCAGCCCATTCACCATCGCGGCCTGGTGAACTGGGCACTGTTCCGCGGCTACAGCCGGCCAGACAGCGAGACGTTCAATCCCGGCAAGGCAGCCGATGCCGAAGGACGATTCGAGCGGCAGTTCGGCAAGAACCCGGGCGCGAACATGCTGAAGAACTCGCAGGCCAACCGGCCGCATTTCAACACGCTGTGGTGACGCCATGACCGTTCTGTTCTTCGACGACTTCAATGGCAGCGACCAGGTAGAAGGGCGCTCGCCCGACGTTAACGTGGTGGCTGGGCGGACTTGGCCGCCTAGCTACAGCTCGACCGGGAAAGACCAATGGGCCGGTAGAGCCATAGTTTCAGGCGGGCGATATCGCGTCAACAGGGCAGGCCAAGCTTACGCTGGCATTCTCGATGCAGGGCAAAGTCCGGTAGCTCCAAACCCGTACAACCCACCCCCGGAATTCCTGCACACGCCAGCCTACCTTTGCACATTCGACTGGATGACAACGACACCCATGGTGCCCGGCGTAGGCCAAACAACCAATTCATTTCATCTCTACCCCGGCTACGGACAGAATTTCAACCCAGTTGTCGGCATCTCTGGGTCTAACTTGGCGTTCGGGCCTAACGACAACGGCAGCCCATGCTCTTACTCGGTGGGAGTCATCTACGCAGGCAGCGTGCTGGTCGAGGTAGGGCAGCAAACGCTCAACTTCTTGGGGCAGACGCGCACGATACGGACGCCATCCCAGACGTTGGCTGACATTGCCTACGGGCCGATAAGCCTTGATGTACAGGGCACATGTTCGGTCGGCTTCATCAAAATCGAAACTTCCAACAGCTCCCCTGCCAACAGCCAGTTCTGGACCAACTTCCGCAACACTCGGGAGCTACTGTCATGACCGACATCAAGCTGCCGGTTCTGGGCATCGACATGTTGAGCGACGAGCTGCGCTTTCCAGCTGGCGCGGTGCGGTCGGCCGTCAACGTGGACATCGACACCAGCGGCCAGTTCAAGCGCCGCGATGGATATACCGTTGTTGCGTCCGGTACGGGCTTCACCGGCCTGCGCTGCTTTGCTCCCCTGACCTTCATCGGTCGCGGCACGGTGCTGCACACGCTGGACGTAATCAGCTACCAGATGACGCCAGTGTGCGACATGGGCAGCGACGACCCGATGGACTTCAGCGAGTACAACCAGTCGCTGTACGTCTGCGCACCCCATGCGCTGTGGCGCTTCGCACGCGGCAGCAGCATCGCGCGCCCCGTTGGCGTGGCGCTGCCGGCCAGCTTGCCGACGGTTCTGGCGCACCCGGCTGGCACGTTGACACCGGGCACCTACGGCGTGGCCTTGTCCATCGTGGATGCGCTGGGCGAAGAGTCGCCGACCGTGATGCTGGGCACCGTCGCCCTGACCGCAGGCCTGCGCCTGACCGGTCTCGCACTCGTTGACGAGCACCGCTACCGGCTGTACCTGACGCCACCCGATGGCGATGTGCTGTACCTGGCCGAAGAGTTTGACGCGGTGCTCACTGAATATGTCGTGAGCGCCTACCCGAACGGGGCGCAGTGCCAGACGCTGCACTTGTCACCGATGCCTGCGGGTGACTTCGTGCGCGGCCATGCGGGTCGGCTGTATGTCGCTGCCGGTGACACGCTGTGGTTCTCCGAACCGCTGCGCCCGCACCTCACGGACCGCGCGCACAACTTTGTGCGCTTCGTCGGCCGCATCCGCTTCGTCGAGCTGGTCGAAGGCGGTGCTTACGTGGGTGATGACCGTGGCGTCTGGTGGCTCGCCGGCGCCGACCCGAGTCAGTGGGCAATGGCTTTGGCGTTGAGCACGCTGGCCATCCGTCGGTCATCCGTTCTGGTGTCGGCCGAGCACCTGCCCAGCATTCAGGCGACGGGCAACTGTGCGGTGTGGCTCAGTGAACAGGGCTACGTCGTGGGCATGTCTGGCGGCACGGCACGCCCACTGCATGCCGACCGCATACGTATTGCACCCGGCATCGAAGGGCGTTCTGTCTTCATCACCCGCGACGGCACCAAGCAAGTCATCACGCTCTCTGCGTCCATCCCCGCTGCGCCTGTCGGCGTGGCAATCGACACATCAACCCCTGAAGGAGTTCAATATGCTTCCCCGCACTCTTGCTAAACACGCCCGTGAATTCCTCGCTGCCATGCGGGGGCACAAATACGAGCAGACCGACCAGGGCTTGTACTTCCCGAAGGCCCGGGTCAACGTCATCGGTGAATACTCGTTCGACACCAACGGGCGCGACCCCGGCACGTCGCTCAACCTGGTGACCGTCGAGGGTTTCAACCACATGCTGGCGGTGTCGCTGGGTGGCGCAGCACAGAACCCCAGCTGGTACCTGTCACTGTTCAGCGGGGCCTACACGCCCGTGCCAAGCCTCACGGCGGCGACCTACCCCAGCGCCGCGACCGAGATCGTCAGCGCCACCGAGGGCTACAGCGAGAACCTGCGCCAGGTCTGGACCCAAGGCACGCCGACTGCTGGTGCTGCCGACAACTTGGCAGCCAAGGCCGCGTTCACCATCCGCACGGCCACATCCGTCACGGTCCGTGGTGCTGCGTTGAGTTCCCAGTCGATCAAGGGTTCGGCGTCTGGCGTGTTGCTGTCAGTCGCGCGTTTCGGTGTCGACCGCGTGCATTACGACGGTGACATTTTCAATCTCGGCTACCGCGTGCGCCTGCAAACCACCTGATCTATGTCCGACGAGCTGCCGTTCTCCCAGCCCGGCCGTCAACTGACGGGCGATGGGGATGCGGCCGCGCTGGTGGCAGAGGCCAAGCGGGTGTTGTTTCTGACGAAGTTGATCGCTAAAACCGCTGGCGTGCCCGTGTTCTGCATGACGCACAATTTCGAGGCCGGTGGCAGAGTGAGCGCGCAGGTGGCCGGCGATATCTACCGAATAAAGGCGCACCGGCCCGCAGAGGCGCCAGTGGTGCTACCCAAAGTGCCCGTCATCCCCGGCGATAAAGCACGGCTGGTGTGGCTGCCGGAGGGCTTTGTCATCACACCGCGCACGCCAAGCGCGCCCAATGGCTACGGCATGCCGGCGACGGCCGACGGCAAGGGCACGCCCGGTGGCCGGCTGACGCAGGTCATCATCAACCGCTTCACGGGCAATCAGTACCCGGATGCGGTTTACGCAGCCGCCGGCGGCATCGCCAACGCAGACAAGCGCGTGGTGTTCGCTGCGCCGCTGTTCTTCATGCCATGGGAAATGTCGGGCGACTTCGGCATCGGCATCATCAAGGATGGCCGGTTGCTGCCCCAGTTTGCGGACCACTGGACGGTCAACTACAAGGAGCGCAGCTCAGGACTCTGGCACTGCCACCGGCCGACCCCCGCACCGCGCGCCGATGACCTGGTCCACAAAACCATGCGCGACGAGACCAACCTGCTGCGCGCGTCGGCCGGCGTCAGTGATGCCAACCCACCACTTCGGGGCGCAGAGAACATCCTGTCCGAGCCGATTCTGTACCTCGACATGACCGCCGGCGTACTGGGGCATGACAGCCGGCTGTTCAAGCCCGGCTACCAGGACTTCGATACCCGGGTGGCAGAGCGGTGTGGCATCACGGGTCAGCTGGAAGTGGGCCAACCCGGCAGCGATGGCGGAGAGAACGTGTACTTCACGACCGCGCTCGACACCATGACGGTGCGCTACGGCCGTGAGGTGGTGGCCCGCTTGCGCAATTCGCCCAAGCACTACGAGAACATGGTCACGGACTGGGCCGCCAACGGGGCGCACTACCCGGTGGTCGAATCTGCCACCCGCAATAACATGGGCAAGCTGCTGACCAAAAAGCAGCAGCCGCCTTACAGCATTGATTCGGCTGTGCTGACATTGGACCCGCCTTACAACGGGTCGCAGGCCTCGCAGATCTTCTATGGCCTGCAGAACTGGGTCGTGCCTTCGAACAACGGCCAGGATGTGAGCGACGCCGTCGGCATCTTCGGGCCGTTCGGCACGCAGGGCCATGCCTACTTTCCCCAGTCGTACATGCTCTACATCGCGTCGGGACCGTCGCTGGTCCGGTTCAAGGGCCGGTCGATTGAAGTCCATGACAACGTGGCCGAGCTGTTCACCGTGCTGGCCGCGCGCATCGTGCGCCCCGGGTCGGGCGCTGTGATGCTGCGCGTTGCCGGTCACGCGCGGCTGCAGGATGTCGGTGGCGTCCACAGCATCGTGGTCTTCGAAGGTCTGGCCCACGACTTCAAGGCGACCCGTACCGAAGTCGGCCGCTTCGTGCTGCCGGTCGATGTCGGGCAAATCGCTTTCCCGAAGTTCAGCGCCCTCGGCAAGATGGTGTTCAGCTACACGCGCGCGATCCCTGAGCGCCAGGTCATCAAAGCCAGCCGCTTGCAGCGCCCCATTGACCCCGGCAACGCCCACGCCCAGGGACCGATGGTCACCACCACCACGGCGGATGCCGACGCGGTGTGGGGCGAAGAGATTCACTTCATCCAGCTGTCAACAGGGTTCAGCGAGATCAAGGTCAGCGGGGTGGACGTGGCAGTCCACTGGTGGAACGACAGCACGTACTCCGGCGATGCCAACAACTCGATCACCTACGGCGAGTTCGGCATGCGTCGGTCTTGCATTGGCGAGTACGAAGTGCTGGCCGACTACGACGGCGAGACGGTGGTGTTCGCCAAGGCTGTCGTCAATACATGGGTCGAGCAGGTGCAAGGCCACACGTACACGGAGACCGTGAAGCTGCGCGGACTGCTGCGCTGCCCGAATGGCACCGAACTCGTCTACACCCAGACCGACACGGCCGCCGATTATTCTGTGTCGGGCTTCTTCCTGCACTTCCTGTTCGTTGACATCCTGCACCCTGAGCGCACTGTGACACTGCGCTACGACGTGGCCGGTGGCGTGCGCCCGACTGCCGCGATGACGCTGGCCACGGGTGCGGCGACAGTGAAGACCAAGGCCAACGTGTTGCCAGCGATGGACGACCCGTACTGGAACTTCCGTCGCCACATCATGCTGTCAGGCAATGCCAGCCAGTGCGCGTTCATTGACATGGCGCCGTGGCGGGCCGAGACAACCTGGTACAACGCGACCCCGTCTTACCGGTCCTTCATCCGCTTCAACGCGCCCATGACCTACTACAGCGCGGCGGTGGACCACAAACCGCAGCTGGTCACGACCGCGTCGTTCTCAGCAGCGATGCAGCGCCGGGGTTCCGACGGGTTCACACGGGTCGACAGCGTTGGCCCCAGTTTTATCGTGGGCTCGCCGGGGTCGACCTCGCCGGCCGTGCAGTACCAGCCGATCCTCTCCTACGTCAACGCTGCCTTCTATGGCGGCGAGTCGCTCTACGCCGGCAAGGTCGACAACTCGATCTGTCTGGCGCACAACTTCAACAACACTTCCGACGCTGGCAACGGCTGGACCGGTGACGCCGGCTACTTCTGGAAGTCGTCGCTCGACCTCAAGGCCATCACCGGCATGGCCGACCTGACTGACAACATCCTCCCGATTGGCACCCTATGACCATCCGACTCAGCGCCGGCCTGCGCACTGCCCTCGTGACCAACTACGGCATGGGCGCGATGCTCCAGTACGGGCACATCCGCGTCTATTCCGGCCTGCAGCCCGACAGTGCGAGCCTGGCACCGACCGGCACGCTGCTGGCCATCATCTCGGACAACGGCACCACGCCGCAGCCCAGCACCACCACGGGCGGCCTGCAGCTGGTCGGCAGTACCGAGGTCGGCACGCTGGTGAAAGCCGGCCGCTGGGTGCTGAACGGCCGCGCCGCAGGCACCGCTGGCTGGTGGCGCTTCGTCGGCAACGGGTTCGACGACGACACCCCTTCGAACTATTTCCCCCGCATGGATGGCGCCGTCGGCGACAGCCTGGTGCTGGGGTTCAACGACATCGCCGTCGCCACGTCGGCAGTGATCGCCTCTTTCACCCTCGTTCTTCCCCCCCAATAGGAGCCCACTATGACCAAGTTTTCTACCAGTATCCGCACCGGCATGCTCACCTCGACCGGTGCCAAGACGGCACTGCAAGCGGGCTCCCTGCTGATCTACGGCGGCGCCACCCCGACCGACGCTGACGCCGCCGTGACCGGCACGCTGCTGGCGACGCTGTCGAACAACGGCGACGGCACTGGGCTGAACTTTGACGATGCAGTCAACGCGCTGCTGTCGAAGGCCTCCGCACAGATCTGGAAGACCAACAGCGTCACGACCACGGGCACCGGCACCTATTGGCGCTTCGTGGCCACCGGCGACGACGGTACCGCGAGCACGACCGCCAAGCGCGCGCAGGGAACCATCGGCGGCGCTGGCTCTGACATGGTGATGGGCAACACGACGTTCACTGCGGGTCAGCCGTGGTCGCTGAACTATTTCCAGATCGCGCTCCCGACGCTCTAAGCCATGACGATCCTGGTCATCATCCCGACACCGCCGCCACTGCCCCCCGTGCCACCCTTGGCGCCAGTGCCAAGGCCGCCGGTGGTGGTGGCACCCGTGCCGGTGCCGACGCCGTCGCCGCCAGCGCGCCCTTTTGGGTCGGTGCCTGCGCCGGCACCGACACGCCCTGTCTGCAATGGCCGGATCGTGTACGAGTCGGTCATCGTCGACCGCGACGCTTCAAGGCCGGCCGGCTCAACGCGGACGGCGGCATTCTGTGTTGCGGGCAGCTCCAAAACGTTCCTGTTCTACGTCGACTGACACTATGGCATCCACCTGGCTCTCCGGCGCCCGCAGCGTCGCCCCACTGAACGCCGACGGCTACTTCAGCTACAGCGTGCCTGCCGGCGCGGTGGCCATCGTCGTCGGCCTGAACTACACCGACACGTCACCCGACCCGGCGGAGATCGAGTACGGCCTGTACGTCTCGGGCGGCCAGATCAACGTGGTCGAGAACGGTGTCAACCGCACCGCACCGCAGGCCTACACCGGCCAGACCTGCCACCTTGTGCGCAGCGGCTCGACGGTCTACTACTGCCTGGGCACCACGCCTTCGGATGCACCCGGCGCGCGCTTCCCGATGCCCGGCACGGTCATCTACACCAGCACGATTCCGAGCGACGGGACCGTCTACCTCGACGCTTCGATGATGTCGCAGGGTGACGAGGTGCGCGGCGCGACACTGACCAACATCACGACCGGTGGCGCCGTCTACGCCAACATGCAGCCGCTGCAGGCCTACGCCTCGACCGACGGCGCGGCACAGGTCAACGCCCGGTTCCAGCCGATGACGGCGCGGGCCGAGCTTGTCGCTGCGGTCGTCGCCCGCATGGAGCCGCTGCAGGTCTACGTTTCAGCCTCCGGTGAAGCGCGGGTCAGCACCCGGTTCGAGGCGATGACCGCACAGGCCTATGCCGGTACCGCGTGGGACGGCGTTGGCGTCGATACAGTGATGCAGCCGATGCAGGCCTATGCCGCAGCGGCTGGCGCCGACAACTCCGCCGTGGTGCGGAGTTCGTTCGAACCGATGCAGACCTTCGCGAGTTCGGGCACCTGGACCGGCGTGGCAGTGACGATGCTGCCGATGACAGTCCGCGCGCAGAGCGCCGACGCTGCAGCGTTGCCGGCTTTCAACGTGCGGATGCCGGCGTTCGGTAACTCGCCGGCGTTCCCAGACCTGACCGACACCGTGCTGGTCGGCGACACCCTCACGGGTGATGCGTGGACCATGATGCAGGAGGTCGCGACGGTCGCCGACGCCGCCATAGCGTCCGGGGTCTATTCGGAGGTGCTGACCGACTCGGTGGCGATGTCCGAACAGCAGACCCTGGGCGAGACGCTGCTGGCCGTCGAAACCATCGCAGTCAATGACACGGTCTGGCCGTCCGCTGGCAGCGCTGTCGTGACGGATATCGCGCAGGTCGATGATCTGGTCGTGACGCGTGGTGTGTCGAGCATGGCGCTGGTCGACACCATCGCCGCCAGCGATGCGGCCTGGCCGGTGTTCGAGCTGGTGCTGGAAGACGTAGTGGTCTGCACTGACAGTTTGGTCGTGTCGGCGGTGCTGCTACTGACAGATGTTGTTGCAGTGGGCGATGACTTCACGGCGAGCGCTGTCGGCGCGGCGACGGCGGCCGACCTGGTCAAAGAGGTGGTGACCGTGGCAGATGAGACCTTCATCACCGCTGTCACCCGGGCGCTGCTGACCGACACCGTGCTGGTCGACGATGCCCTGTTCAACCGCGACCCCTCCATGATCGCCTGGGTCATGAACAGCGATTCTGGCGGTGTGTCCTGGTACGACAACTGGTCGTTCACTGACATGGCGATGGTCGACGGCAAGTTGCTGGCCATCGGCCCCGAGGGTCTGGTGCTGGTGGCTGGTGACCTTGACGCAGGCGACCAGATCAAAGCAAGCGTGAACTTCGGTTTCACCGACTTCAGCGGGTACACACCCGAAGGCATGCCTGTGAACACCGGGTTTGACAAAAAGCATGTGAGTGACTTCTGGGTTGGATATCACTCAAGCGGTGTTCTCCGCGCCACGGTGGAGACCTACGGCCAAGGCTGTCCGCCTTACACCTACACGATGGTTCAGCGCGACGCCGATCAGCCTCGCAACGGCCGCATTCGACCGGGCAAGGGCTTGAACGCGCGGTTCTGGCGCATCGGCTTTGAAAACACCGATGGCTGTGCGTTTCATGTCAACAGCATCGCGGCCGATCTGGTCAGCAGCAAAAGGAAACTGTAATGGCTGAAATGACAGGCATCTTCGCGGCTGCCAACAACACGACGCAGGAAATCAAGGACGTGGTGTTGCGCCGGCAGGCCGAGGCCATTGCCAAGGCGGATGCTTCCCGGTTAAGCGCGTTGTCAGTGATTCAGGACATGGGCGCGTTCACACCGCGCCTGACCCTGAACGGCAGCGTGCCGGTGGCACCGGTGCTGGTGGCCAACATCACGGGCAACCTGAACCTGCCCGAACTCGGTGCCGACAGCTTTGGCACCATCACACCAATCGTCTCGCAGAATCCGCCGACGTTTCAGGTGGGCGCAATGGAACCGATCAACATTGACGGTTTCCAGCCGAGCTTCGCCAACGTCAATGTGCCCGATGCACCGGTTGCGGGAGACTTCGGGCCGCTGCCGACAGTGCCCGACATCGGCGATATCACATTGCCCACGGTGCCGTTACTCGAGCGGCCAGCATTGCCCGACCTGGTCGATGTCGTCATTCCAGACTACACCTTCCCTGTGCTATCGCAGTTCACTGCGAAGTCACCGGAGTTCAAGGACACGGCGGTGTCGGCCGTGTTGCAGTGGTCAGAGACGCCTTACGTCGTGAGCATCCTGACCGATGAAATGGCCAAACTGCGCCAGATGTGGGACGGCGGTACCGGGCTGCCATTGGCGGTCGAGAAGGCTTTGTGGGAGCGCGCGGCCAGCCGGGAGGATATCGCCATCAGCCGTGATGTGTCGGCCGCCACCACCGAGTTTGCCGGTCGCGGCTTCACGATGCCGCCGGGCATGTTGGTGGCGCGCATCGACTCGATTCGAGAGGATGGCCAAATCCGCAAGCTGGGCCTGGGCCGTGAAGTGCTGGTGAAGATCGCCGACACCCAGATCGAGAATGTGCGCTTCGCCTGCACCCAGGCCGTGGCGTCGGAGAACGTGTTGCTCAGTGTGTGGAACACCATCAGCGGGCGGCAGTTCGATGCGGCGAAGGTCCAGATTGACAGTCAGCTGTCGCTGGCGAACATGCAGGTCGCTATTTTCAACGCGCGCCAGCAGGCCTATGCCACCGAGGCCACCATCTACCGGGCCAAGCTGGATGGCGACTTGGCCGGCATTCAGGTCTACCGCGCGCAGATCGACGGCCAGATTGCCAAGGGCACGATCAACCAGCAACGTGTCAGCGTGTACTCGGAAATGGTCCGGGCCTTGCTGTCCGACCTGGAAGTCTACAAAGCGCAAATGGAGGGCGTGAAGATCGAGGGCGACGTGCAGCGCAACCGCATCGACGCCTACAAAGTGCAGATCGAGGCCTACGCGGCCGTCGTCGCTGCCGACAAGACCCGGTTTGACGTGTACGAGAGTCAGATGAAAGGGGAAGCGGCCAAGGTCAACCTGGTGGAAGCGCAGGCGCGCGGCTATGCTGCTTACGTGTCGGGCCAAGCCGCGAAGGCCGACATCAACATCAAGAATCAGCAGGCCGAGATTGCCACGGCGGAGCTGGAACTGCGCAGCTACACCGCCAGGTTAGAGCGCGACAAGGCGCTGATGCAGTCCCAGAGTGCCTCGATATCGGCCAACGCCGAAGCGCACCGGACCAACACCCAGCGCTTTGTAGCGCAAGCCGGCGCACAGACGACAGCGGTGGAGCTGCAGATCAAGGCCACTGAAGCCAACATGCGCAACAGCATCGCCATCTTCGACGTGCAGCTGCGCAAGTACACAGCAGACATGGAGCAGATGATCCGTGTGGCCAGCATCCAGCTGGAGGCGTTGAAGAGTGCGGCGCAAGCCACGAGTACGCTGGCCGCCGGGGCCATGGCAGGTATCTCAATGGGTTCCGACATCCGCGCGAGTGCATCGGTTGGCGCCAGCGGCGCAGAAAACACGACTATCGCGCTGTAACACCCCCGTAGCGTTAACGCTTTTGCCCGTGAGAAGTTGGAATGCCAGAGGCATCACCCGACGACTCAAAGGCAAGTATGGCGACCACTCTCGACGAAGTACAGAAGAAGCAGAACGCCTTTGGTGATGCCGCCAGCGGACTGCCGCAGATCGGCGGGGCACCGGGCATCCAGCCCGTGGCAGTGCCCGCAGTGCCGCCAATGGTTCCGGCCTCTGCTGCTGTGCCGGCCACTGTCGCGCCTGTGGTCGCGGCCCCTGTGGTGCAGCCTGCGATGCCGCAGCCTGTCGTTGCTGCCATGGCACCAGGGGCCACCCCGCCACCACTGGATGCCCAAACCGTTGCAGATCGTGCCGCCTTCAGCTCGGCTGCGGCTGGGGTCAAGGGTTTTGGCAAACTGGCGGTCGAAGGCCTCCTTGATGCCTCGCAAGCGCCCCAGCGCCTTGCGCTCAAAGCCATCGACGCCGGCGTGATTCGGCCGCTGCGCGCTGCCGGTTCGGACATTGGATACACAAGCGGGGTGATGGCAGTGCCCGGTGCTGCCACCTCGTCTCTGACGCCCAACTTCGACATCGAGCGCGCGGCTCAAGCAGCTGCGGCTGCACCCCGTCCGCAACAGGCTGATGTGCGCCGCGTTGACAACGCTCTCGACAGGGCCAACAACATCGCCCCTGTCAACGCGGTCGATGGCACGAAGCCCACGAGCCCGGTCGATGCGGCACTGATCGCAGCACCAGGCCCGAATCCCGTTTCTCCGACTTCAGGCGGCGCGGCCGGTTCTGCTGCCCCGGGCGACCCGAGCCAGTCTGGCCATGCCGCGCCCTTTGCTGCGTCGCCACCGGTAGACGCGCCGGCTAGTGCGGTGCGCAAGAACCCATTGGGCAGCATGGCCGACACGGAAGCGCAGCTGGCCAGCCTGCAGGCCTCGAATGCAGCGGTGCGGCCGGCGGGTCCATCCGGCATCATGAATGCCGACTGGGCGAACCGGAACGATGCCTTCAATGACGGCGCCAATCTGCGCACGGCTGCGGCCAAATCATCGTGGTCGCCGCGTACCGGCTACCGGTCAGACGACGGCGCGATCCGTGCTGCGCAGTTGCCGGTTGAACTGCGCGCGCGGGCCAACGAAAGCGCCATGCGAGACGCTGGCGAGACGGCGCGTGGCGCAGTTCGGGACGCTGGCGAAACGGCACGGACCCAGGCGCGCGATGCGGGCGAAGGCGCACGGCTGGGCATCCGTGAAGCGGGCGAGAACCAACGCAATGCCGCGAACAACGCGACCACCGCTGCGCACTATGGCGCGACAACGTCGCTGGCCCGCGATGAGTTTGGACTGCGCAAGACAGCGGCCGGGTTCGCCAATGCAAGCGCCAGTCGCATGGAAGCCGCGCAAACGGCACTGATGGCCGCCACGACCCCCGAGGAAGAACGCTCCGCGCGCGACACCGTGAACACGTTGGGAGGGCGTTCGACGAGCGACCCGAAGTACACGGTGGTGCCCGGTGCGCAGCATGTGGACCCGGGCACCAACCTTCTCGTCAAGGGACCATCAACCGTGCTGAACAACCAGACGGGGGAGGTCGTCTCGCAGGGCGCAGCAAGCCCGGTGACGCAAAAGCCAACACCCGCAGCCGTCGCGCTATTGAAATCAACGCCGGGCGCGGCAGAGCAGTACGACCAGAAATACGGTGCGGGCGCTGCGGCGCGCGCATTGGCAAACAAGTAAGCGCCTATGCCCAACATATTCGACCAGTTTGACCAACCGGTTCCGGTCAACATATTCGATCAATTCGACCCCAAACCCGAAGTCAAGCGCACAACCGGAGAGGCAGCCAAAGACATTGGCGTCGCTCTGCTTCAGGGTGGTGCTGGCCTGGTCAAGTCGGCGGGCGACCTGTACGGGCTTGCCTCCGGCAACATGGCGAACCCGATCAGCGAAGTCGGGAAGGAGGGCCAGGAGTATTGGGACGAACAAAAAAGCGATCCACTGAAGGCCAAGCACAAGGCGCTCTCCGCAGAAATTGACGCGCAGAGTGGCATTCTTGGCAAAGCATGGACGGCGGTAAAGGGCACCGTCACCGACCCGGCGCTGGCTATCGACACGGTGGCCGGCAATGCTGCGACCATGATTCCCGGTGCCGGTGTCGGGCGATTGGTCTCCGGAGCGCGCCTGGCAACCGGATTGGCAGCCGCTGCCGAGGCTGGCCCTGTGGGTCTGGGCATACGGAGTGCCATTGCGGCACGCGCGGGCACCATGGGAACAGCTGCCGCTGTTGGTGCTGGCGCACTGCAGCAAGGCGCTGACGTTTCGAGCAGCGCTTACGACGACGTGCTGAAAAAGCCGGATGCCATCTGGGATGCAAATCCTGACTTCCAGGCGCGGCTTGCCGCAAATGGCGGCGACCGCGAGGCCGTCAAACGCGACATGGCGTTGCTCACGGCCCGTGCTGCGTTCGTGCCAGCAACGGCCGTATCGGTAGCGGCCAATGCCATTCCGGGCGGCACGATGCTGGAGCGTGCCCTGGTGGGCGGTGCAGCGCGCGAGACGCTGAAGGATGGCGTGAAGTTCGCCATTCCGAAAGCGATTGCAAAGGCTGCCCTTGGTGAAGCCGGCTCGGAATTCGTTGAGGAAGGTGGTGGCCAATTCGGTGCCAACGTTGCCGCACAACAGTTCGTTGATCCGAATCAGGACCTGTCGAAAGACGTTGGCGAGAATGCCGGCATGGGTGCTGCTGGCGGCTTCCTGATGGGGGCCGGTGGTGGCGCCTTTCACCGTCACGCTGGTGGTGACCATGCTGGTGTGCCAGTTGTTGCGCCAGCGGCGCGAGTGGCACCGGTCGCGCCCCCCGCTGGCCCGCTGGCCGGTGCCGTCATGAAGGCCTTGCCGGCGCCCGATGGCCCGGCCCCGATCACTGTTGGCCCGAACGGCGAAGCGCAGACGCTGGACCAACGCAATGACACGGCGGGCCTGGGCGTCATGGCGGGAGCAGTTGCCGCGGCAGCACGTCGGGCACGGGCCGGTCTGGTCGAGACCGGCGTGACCGGTGCTGGCGGCTATCCGATCACTGACGTTCAATCCCGCGATGTGGCCGCACCAGTTGCCGCGCCGCGCGTGGAGGATTACCAAGCCGCCAGCGAGCAAGACCAGGCCACCTATGACAGTGTGTTCGACGCCCATGACAAGGCGCAACAGCCCGGCAACCACGACAGCCTGCTGGACCAGCATGTCCCATGGGACGAGCCAAGCAACACCGACGAACCCACATTTTTGCGCTCACTTGGCGCGACAGACGAGGAAATAGCTCATGCCATTGCCAACGAATCCAACGCAGCGGAAGAACGACATCAGAGCAGCCCTGTTACTGAAGCGGATGCCGCCAGAGCAACGGGAGAAAGTGCTGGCGATGCGGCGACACGCGCTGGCAAATCCACCGAAGAAGTAGCCGCACGGAAGGCATCCGATGGCCCAAGCCCTGATATTTCCCCCCTGGCTGGAGTTGCCGCTACAGGCCGGAGTGTTGACGCCGGAGCAGGCGTGGATGCTGCTGTGGGTAGAAACACTGGCAACGTCGGAGCCGTACCTGCCGGAACTGGTGGTGCAGCTGGCGCACCGGGTAAAGCAGTTTCACCTTCAAAAAACCCTGCCCCCGCACTGATCGCGCAGCGCGAGAAGCGCCAGAAGGCCATCGCCGAGGCGAATGCCGCCGAAGCGAAGGCCGCCGCAGCGCCGCAAGTGGTCAAGGATTCCTTGACCACTGCCCCTGCTGCCCCGGTCAGCAACATGGTCGAGCACGTCACGGGCAAGGGCAAGACCTTGCGCGGCGTGGTGCGCACCGACATGACGCTGGAGCAAGCCAAAGCGATTGACGCCGGCAGCTTCAACAAAGACGGTGGGGTGTTCATCCGGGAACGATCACTTGATGCACTGAAGGCGCGGGATGATGCGCTGAAAGCACCACCGGCGCCAGCCGTAGCCGCCGCTTCAACCGAAGCCCTTGCTTCAACCGAAGCCCTTGCTTCAACCGAAGCCGCCGCTGTGGCCGCGCCGGTCGCTGCCGGTACCGGTTCGCCGGCCTTGGTCAAGATTCGAGGGATTGACGGCAACAACGTCTATGTGCGTCAGTCGCAACTGGACGGCACATCTGAGCGGCTGTCCACCTTCAACAAGGACGGCATTGCCAATGGCGCGATCCATCGCGAGAATTTGGACGCGACCGGCGAAAAGCAAGCCGCGCTCAATGCCGAACACATCGGGAACCCCTTGTTCCATGTGGTGACGACGAAGGACGGCCATGCCTTTGTCAGCCAGCCTGCCGCGGCGCGTGAAATGCACAAGCAAGGGCTGGTTGCATCGCACGAAGTGGTGAAGGCGTCGGACGTGTCGCCGGGCGCGACAGGCTACGTGTTGCGCCGAAAGGGTGCCGCTGCAGTGACGAACACGGCCGCCGCCCCAGCCGTGACAGCGCAGAACACGGTGCGTGACGCCGGCGTCGAGCCCGTGATGCACGCCGGGCTCAAGATTTACCCGTTTAAAAATGGCTGGGCAGTTCAGACGCTGAACAACGCCGAGCGTGAGAAGAATGGCCAGCGCCAGATAGGCGGCGACGCCATTGGCGACACGCTCGAGGAAGCCAAGGCCCTTGCAGAATCTGAAAGGGCAGGCGAAAAGGATGTGCAGGAATACCGCGACAGGATGGCGGTGCTGGACAAAGCAAAGAGCGAATCCGATGCTGTCGCCCAAGCCAAAAAGGACGCCAACAAGGGCAAGTCGATAGTTCAGCGCATGCGTGACTACGCTCTGGACAAGCCCACCACCCTACACCCGGATGCAGGCCTTGGATCGGGCACGCGCCGCGAAGCCATGCAGCAAGCGGTCGAACAAGGACGCCGTATCGAAAGCGAGATGGTGCCCGACAATGCCGCCAAAAAACGCGACCAAGAGTTCATCGAACGCAACCGCAACCTGCCTACCGGAAATATCAATTACCCCGGCGTGAAAGAGTACTTTGCGGCCATCGAACGCAGGAAGGTAAACAAATACGAGAAGGCAGATTACCGCGTCCTGATGCCGGACGAGTCGTACTATGAAATTACAAAGACCGAATACGACTATGCGCAGGAGTTGAAGGATCGCGCGCCGGCGGGGTTGCTTCGGGAAGACCGGGCCCAGTCTTCACCGTCTGTTGCCGGCGAACAGACCCCGTTTGCTGAACCACCCCAGAGTGCTGACAAGGCGGCCACGATCCCGTCGGGTCAAAGCAGCGCTAGCTTACCTGCCGCCAACGTGCCGGTCAAAGCCAACACCATATTCACCGAAGCCGCGGCAGCTGCTGCACGCGCACGCCTGAAGTCGAAACTGGGCCAGCTCAATTCCGGTATCGACCCCGAGACCCTGAT